TTCCAACTCTATACCTTCGTGATGTCTTATAAATAATTTCTTCATCAAAAGCAAAGATTTCTTCGCCTACTTGAACTTCTCCAAGTCTTTTCCAACTAAAATCCTTCATTAGAATTAGCGCATCAGGAGTTAAGCAGTGGCGGCATTCAGCGTTACAATTCTTTTCATCGTACCTTGTAGCAAGATGTGTCCTGCTGAAATAGTGCCCACAGTCAGCCTGCTCAAACGGCTTTATTTGTCCGCATGAAATACAGCGGAAAAAGCCGTTTGGCATACAATCGCGAAGCCGGATAAAAAGGGAAAATTCCTTGTCGAGCTTTGCCTTTAAATCCGGCTTCTTTTTTACTTTGATACCTGCTTTGTCAAATAACGGCAAAGGCTTTTCTTTCTTCTTTTGAGT